TTTATCCCCAGCGGCAAATCGAATACACCACCAGCGCCACCGCCATTGCAATTCCTACCGTTATGAACGCTTCAGGCCAGGTCATCGTAAAATATCCTCCTCGTTTATCAGTCCGTTTCGCTTCAGGTAGTCCATCGCCTTATCCGGTAATTTGCAGTCCGGCTTCGCTTTTTTCAGTTGGCTGACCAGCCGTTTAACCCACATTGCTAATTCGCTAACCTGATTGCCGGATGCTGGTGGATTGTCGGCTTTACCCAGAATGGCAGCACAGCAGGCCTCTCTGAGCACCCAGTCAACAGCATCCTTCCATGCTCCTGTTTCGACTGGCGGATTCTCACGCTTTACCTGTTCATAAAAGCGCACAGCTTTAACCAGTCCTTCTGATGTCACCGGGACTGGCGGGCCGATGAATAAGGCCTGAATTTCATAGTTCGGCCTGTCGTTACAATCCTCTTTTGTCGGTACATATTTCCAGTCACCAGCCCACGGCTTCCCCTGAAAGTCTGTAACGTCTTTTTTCACGTAGCGATATCGCCATGCAACTGGTTTTGCCTGCCCTGCCGTTTCATGCCCTTCCTGATAATTAATCTCGCTCATTCATCGCCCCACTCATCACAATATGCTTCGACCGGAGTTTTTCCTGCTTCATAATCATCACGCCATGCTTCAGCATCAGCAGCACTGCCACCACGTAACTCTGCATAGTCCATTAACAGTTCATGCCATTCTTCAAAACTGACGTTGTATTTAGTTGAACCAAAATCAGCCATTTTGTTCTTCCTCTTCGTCTTTTATTTCGTGATATGAGTAATTGCAGTAGTTAAAGAAAATTTCTTTTGCTTCGTCATGAATTTCATCAGGTGTTGCGTCATCGTCCACTTCGAATACATCCTCAAAATCTCCACCGGCTATTCCCGTTTCAATAATTATTTTGAACTTTCGCATTTCACTACCGCCCTGCCGGGCGGTCTCCTGATGTTCTGAGGGTGCAGAAATCCCTCCGGTTAAGGATTAAATTTTATTTACAGTGCTGATTTTAATTATTCAGTTCTGGATTATGCTTTCTCTTTCACCTGCCGTAGTTCCTGGTAATTAATTTCGCTCACTGGTTGCCTCCTGGAAAATAACCGCATGTCCCAGTTTCTCCGCCAGTGCCAGTTCTGCCTTAGCGCCTGCCGACCGCTGCCAGCCTTTCAGCATGTAAATTGCATCCACACAACGAATCATTGCCATGCAAATATCCATGTAATGTGGCTGAGTCAGCCCGTCCGGAAGTACTGCCGGGTTTAAAACGGTATGCCCTTCCCGTTTCAGCGCTTCTTCCGCCCTGTGAAACGCCTCGCGGTTGAAATTTTCATATCCCGTCATCGGACCGGCGATATAAATTCTCACCCTCACGCCTGAATCCTCCTGTCGAAATAAACGTAGTTATTCACTGCACGCAACTTCATTCCGAACTTTTCGGCAATTTCCCGTCGGGGTACACCGCGCTGATGCAGTTGCCGCGCCAGCTCAATATCACGCTGTGAATATTTTGCCGACGGGTGAAAATCACCACGTAACATCATACTGATGCCCAGCTCCCGTGCCTTCGTTCTCACTGCCGCTTCAGTTCGTCCGATAAGTGCGCCAATGCTTTTTACCTTCATTGTTCCCGCGCACTGCCGGAGTATCAGAATTTCAGCCCGGCACCACGTCTTCCACCCACTCACCGCTGCTGTTCTCTGGTGGCGGTAATATCCCGGAGAATATCCCGGCACTTGTTCAGCTCCCGCAGCGCGGCGCAGACTCGCTCCCACTTCTGAACCTGACCTTTTGCCCGGCGCAGCTCGCGGTTAGCCACATGCAGCGATGGTAAAATCAGACCATCCGGATGCTTTCTGGTGAACGACGGCTGTGACTGCACTGTGACCGCCACACTTTCCGTTTTTATTTCTTCCTGTGTTCCGCTTCCCGAACTGGTAACGCAACACCTGCTGGCTGAGGAAAGGCTTTACCATCGGTTTCCGCTACGGATGCAGCTTCCGGCTCTGCCGGTAAATCAGCGCCCGGTATGCAGTAACGAAATTTACCGTTCTGATTTACGCGTGCCAGGCGCCCCGTTGCTGTTACGACCGCCAACGTGGAAGCAACCTTGCGAATGCTAACACCGAACTTATCCGCCAGTTCCTCACACGTTTTAGCCCCATCCTGACAGATAAACTCAATCATCATGTCCGCGGTAACTTTTTGTTCGACCTCCCCGGTCAGCACATCCGGTACTTCAGATTGTGCTGGCTGCTCTTCGGTTACCCCGGATTCACCTTTACCAGCCAGAAACCAGGTGTGACCCGTTTTATCAACGACGCCATTTCTTTTCAGTTCCCACAACTCGTTCAGCACTTCTTCACGACTGATATCAAGTCGCGCAGCAAGTTCTATGGATGTGGCTTTTCCCATTGCTTGCAGTGCGTCAAAAACGGTTTCCATTAAAACGTCCTCCGACAAAATCATTTCTCAAATTCAAACAAAACCAGCCGCCTTCCGGCGCTCGTATTCCTGTTTCAGTAATTCAATTGGCGTTGGCCCTTGCGGGCGCTTCGGCGATGCGAGTTGCCTCCGGATCGGCGGAATACTCATCCCGTTACCAACATGCTTTGCCCATTTCGTCAGTTGCCGTTCCGCAAGTCGTTTTAACTCACCCTGCGTCATCTGGCGCTCAATCCCTCTGGTACGCATTTCGAGGCAGATGTGGTACAGCACAGGCTGTGGCCACGGGTATTTATCACTCCCGTCGTATCGCCAGGATTCATTGCGCCAGCGCCGGTACTCTTCCATCACGGCATCCACCGTAAGACCAAATGGATTTGCCTCACTCTCCGAAATCAGCGCAACAAACTCAGCCAGGTCCGGGGGCCACGTTTCACCCGCCCGGCAGCGGTCCATGCACTGACGGCAGACCTGCCGGATTTGCTGTTCAGTCATCGCGCCAATCTGAGCAATCCAGAGTTTCGACGGCGCAGCCCCGTTCTTCTGGGTCCATCGGTTCGAATACACCTCCCCCATAAGTTCCCACAGCTTCCAGGCCGTTTCCGTTGCTGATAAATCCGTTTTCACGTTCCCACTGTTCTCGTGCTGCCCGGATTTTCTGAACTGCCCGTGATGCCGTGCCACCTGATGCTGCATGGCTTACCCCCTTGCTGACTGGTTTTACCTGTGCCCTGACGTGCTGCACGTGGCGGGCAAATTTCTGCTCCCACTGAACCTGCGTGAAAACCTTCCCCTCCGCCATCCAGTAATCCCGGAATGCGGCAAGCTCAGCAGGTGTAAATTCCGGCTCAGGCAGAGCCATACCCCACACTGCTGCCCGTTGTCGAAAATCCGGCGACGGCTGCCAGACAGTGGTCATCGAAAATTTCCCGATCGGTTCGCTCAGGCCGTCCAGGTATTCAGGTTCGGCTGTCTGCAACGACGCACCATTCGACTCACCGGTTGGAGCACTCTCGCGCATGCGCGCGTTATGTGTGGGGTTTAATTCTGTATCTGTATCTTTATCTGTCGTGACTTGTCGTGACAGATGCGTGACACGTCGTGACTCATCGTGACAATCAGCATCATATTTCCGCAGCTTTTCGCGCTCCCGCTGCGCTCTCTTGCGCTCTGCCGGGGATTTTGCCGTTTGCGAAACGTTACCATTGTCCTCTTTCAGCACCTGACGTTTTTCCCATCCGGAAATAAGGTCACCATCCAGAACCCGCCCCTGCATTGCATGCAAAATTGAATCAATTACGTCTTCCGTCACATCAAGCGCACTTGCTAAATCTTCCGTCGTGACATCAATGTGACCACGTAGTGACACGCCGTGACATGTCGTGACATTTCGTGACGCGCTCACCAGAAGGTGGATATACACTGCCATCACTGTTGCGATTGGCTGTCCTGATACCCTGGCAATCGTTCGCCACTTGGGGTCATTTGGCATGTCATGCCACAATCTGAGCCAGGCATTAGCCATACTCACCTCTTCTGATACCGAACTTTACCCACGAACTTCCGGAAGAAATCCGGTATAAATATTGTTGGTCAATGCACAACAACTGCATTACCAGGCTGACCACCACTGTTAGTCAGGGTGCCCCAGGCGATCGCTACAGCGACAAAATCATCCACATCTTTCACCAGCCGATCCCGTCGTTCGACGATCTCCCGGTAATATTCAGAACTGTGACTGCGCATACGGGCCACCAGCAAAGGCGGCATCGCCTTTTCGATCGCCGGTAACAGCGCCTGAATTTTTTCAACAGCATCAGACGTGTCCTTCTCCACCCAGCGGAAAATTTTCTGGGTATTACGAGCCAGGGCTTCCGGATGGCTGTCGTCGTACAGTTCCGGGAACGTCATCCCCAGCTCGAAATAA